TGCGGATTCCCCTGCCCCGGCAGCACGGCGGCCGGCAGGCGCGGGCGCCGCGGCGCGCCGGCGCCGTTTCCTTGCGGTATCGCCCCGGCCGGCTGCTGCGGTGGCGCCATCTCCGACTCGTGCAGCATCTCGGTGATTCTCTGTATGGCGGCCATGTGGGCGTCGAGTATGGCCTGGTTGTGCTCGTGCGCGGCATCGTGCATCGCCATGTTGGTCTGGTGATGCGCCTTCATGGCCTCGACCGCGAGCTCGCGCGTGGCCTTGGCCTTTTCGACCTCGATCTTGCCCTGCGTCTCTAACTGCTTCGAGGTCAGGATCTGCAGAACCTGCTGCATGCCCTGCTGGAGCTGCTGGTTCTGCGCCGTGAGTTGCTGGATCTGCGCCGCGGCCGCCGGCGGCATCCCCTGAGCCTTGGCCTGCTCGGCCTGCTGAATCTGCGGAGGAAGCATGGTCTGCGCGCGTTCCTCGAGTTCGGGGAAGCCGAGCAACTTGAAGTAAATATCCGCATACATCGGGAACAGTTGCGGATTCGCCTGGATGGTCTGAATGAGTACGTCTTTCTCCTCCTCGAGCTTTGAGGCGTAACTCGGCTGCGAAGTGACCACGATGCTGTAGTTCGCCGCGGCGTTATCGAGGTAATGGTGATCATCGTTTTCGTGGCCCGGAACCGGCCGCCCCCCAGTGGCGCGCGTCGTCACCAGAGCCTCGGAGACCGTGCCGTCGTAGCCCATGATCTTGAGCACCCGCGGAGTATCGATAACCTTCGAGATCAGGTCGAGCAGGATGCGTGCGCAGTGCCATTGCGATCGCTCGAGGTTGTCCTGAAGGTGGTAGTTGACCAGGTCCGACTGCTGTGTGCGCCGCTGCACCGCAACGCCCGAGAGATCGTTGCGTGATGGTGCAAGCAGATTGTCGATGTAGCCGATGCCGGCCTTGATGTCGTCGCCCTCCTGCATGGCGAACATGCTCAAGGCCTGGATCGGCGGCTCTGACACGTTCTTCTGCGGAGGCGGGGCGAGCTGCCCGTTGATCATCACGGGCTCGATTTCGAGATATTTCTGCGGCGCGTTATCGAGCCATTTTTTATCCTTAAACGAGCCCTTATAACCTACATATTCGCTGTTGTTCGCCGTCCCGACAATCTGCGCCATCTTAGACTTTGTCGCGTTGAACAGCTTCTGCGCGTCCCGCACATAGCGGACGGCCGAAACAAACTGCCGCTTGCCGTCTACGACCTTTTCGCCTCCGAGGACCGGGACGATCGGAATCCACTTGCCGGCCCACTCATGGTGTTCGAGCACGCGATGGCCGTCGACCACGTAATAGTCGACCTTGCGGTCGGTGACCTCGCGCTCGTTGAGCACCTCCTCGGGCTTGTAATCGCCCAACTCGTCCGCGTAGCCTTTGCGGTCGCCGGTGAGAGCTACTTTCTTGCGTTTGGTCTCGGTGACTTCGAAGTAGCGCGCGACCCAGGTGTGCTCGTGCTCGTACCAGTCCTTGTCTGCGTTGTCGCTATTCGGAAACGGTGTGATCGAGTCCTTCTCCTGCTTGCCGAATCGGTCCTCGTAGGCTTCGTTGCTGATGAGCGTGCGGACAAAGCAGTATTTGGCATCGCTGAAGTCGGGTTCCATCGCGGCCGGGTCGAAGTAGACCGTCATCGGGTCCAAAATCCGCCGGATGCGCGGCTCCTGATCGAAGCTGTCGTCGTCGACGTACTCGGTAGTGATCTCGTAGTAACCGAGGCCGCAGGCCGCCGAGTACTCGATCGCGCAGTCGTAGGCCACGTCCGCCTGCGAGACGTAGTGGATGTGCCGCATGATGCCCTCGAGCACCTCGGCCGTCTGCTCGTTTGCGTCCGCGGTCTTCGGGTTGATCTTCGGCTGCGGACGCTGCTGGCGCGCGCGGTTGGTGATGGCCTGGATGAGCGGCGCGAGGCGATTGAAACTGAGCGCTGGCATGTCCGAGTCTTCGCGGGCCTGCTTGACCTCGGGCTTCCACTGGTCGCCCGTCGCAAACTTCAGGTCGGTCAGGGCCTCTTTGCGGACATCCCGCCAGCCGTCGTCAGCGGCATCGAAGCGCTTGCGCACCTCGAGCATGAAGTCCGAATCGGGCTTCGCCGGAGTATCGGGCATGGATGCCTAGTTATTGCTGCTGGTGTCCGTTCGATGACGGGCGGTAGATTTCGCGGCCGTTGGGGGCGAGCTCCCAGCGTCCCTCGAGCTTGTTGCGCTTGATGTAGGAGTCGAGAATGCCGATCAGGCGCCCCTGCAGGATGGCGCCGTCGCGCTGAATACCGCTGATCAGGTCGATTTCCTCGTCTCCGAGGGGGAATGTTTCGTGTTCCATAATTACGCGAGCGCAACGGTCGCAGTCTTCAGCGTCCCGTTGCTGTACTTCACGCGGCATTTTAAGTTGCCGCCGGCTTCGTCGAGGTAGAACTGAATCGTGCTGTTCGTCATCGTGCCGTCTGCAATTGCTTGCGAAGCTACCGCTGTGAGGAGAGAATTGCCACCAGCGACGTGCAATGGAGCTTGCGGACTCGTCGTGCCGATGCCGACGTTGCCGCTTGCCGCAAGAATCGTCATCCATATGGTGCTAGCGTTATAATTTGCGATCTGAAAATTCTGTCCGGCAGTGTTGGTCTGATTCCCGCTGCCTAGCAGGTTGACACTAGCATTGCTTCGCAGCGTGATAGTTCCGCCCGATGCCACATTGGTACACAACATCAGACCCTGGTTCGCTGCGGGGGAATAGAAATTGAAGAAGTCACTACCAGCGATGGAACTGCCCGCAAACAGCGCACCGTTCGGATTGATCTGTAGCCGCGTGGTTGGCGCCGCGGCATTAGCCGTCCCGATCTGAAGAGTGCCGGAGTTTCCGGTCGTACCGCTGCTGGTTGATAGAAGAAAAGCAACACGCTTGTCCACAGCAGCATTGGCGAAATTGACGAAGGAAAACTCTCCGACCAACTGGCCCGTGGCGGGCTGATTGGAGCAGACAACGACTCTGCCTTGAGACGTACCCGAATCCGAGCCAGCCTGAACATACGGCCCTGGACCGGACATGAATGCCGTGGCTAGACTGCTGCCCACGCCGATGTTTCCAACATTGAGTAACTGGAACCCGGCAGCCGCGATAGTTTGCAACCACGGAGTCTGAAAGCCGCCTATCTGCGCCGACGAGGGGCTGCCGGTAAGCTTCGACCAGTTGAGCGCCGTGAGCCACGCCGGGTCGGAATAAGAGCCTGCGGTCGAGACTGCGTTCGTAACCTGCGCCGCGGTGTAGTCGCCCGTCGCGGGAACCACCGCGCCGCTCCTGCCATTGAACGAATTCACCAGGACCGGAGCACCGGTCAGTTTGGACCACGATAGCGCTGTCAGCCACGCGGGATCCGCGTACGTCTGCGTCGAATCCACGGCATTGGTCACCTGCGCCGCGGTGTAGTCGCCAGCGGCCGGCACGACCCCGCCGGCCCTGCCCTTGAACGTGTTAACCAGCAGGGGCACGCCGGTGAGCTTGGGCCATGACACTGCGGTGAGCCATGCCGGATCCGCGTAAGTCTGCGTCGAATCCACGGCATTCGTTATCTTTGCCGCGGTGTAGTCGCCTGCGTTCGCCGTGATAGCGCCCGTGCGCCCAAACACGCTCGCGACCGCCCCCACGCTCGACGGCACGCCCGTGATCTTGCTGTAATCGAGGCTCCCGATCCACGACGGGTTGCTGTAAACCTGCGACGAATCGACCGCGTTGGCGACCTGGGAAGCGCTGTAATCGCCCGCCTGCGCCACAACCGCGCCCACGCGCCCGAAAACGGACAAGACCGCATACGTGCCGATCGAGGCGTTAAAGGCCTGCGGCGCCCCGAGCGTGGCGCTATACGATGGCTGTTGGCTCAGTGTTGCCGGCATGCTTGAGCACCCCCTGCTGTGCGGTTAACGAGTACAGCTTCGTGACCTCGAGCGTCACCCAGACCTGGCCCGCGAGAATCGTCGTGATCCAGCCGGAAGGCGAGATAAGCTGCAGATCCCAAACGTACCCCGCGGATGTAAAGGCCTTGGTCTGATCGTGCGTAAGCGATAAAGAGACCACGCTGCCGCTGATTGCGCAGGCGAGCGATGCGACCGGGCTCGCCGAGGTATCCCCCAGCACGGCCCGGATCTGCGCCTCGGCGACATAGCCGGCCAGGTTGGCCGCGGTACCGTCGGGATTAGACACGGTGACGGTAGCAGCGTAATCGTCGCCTTGATAGATCGCTAAATCAGCCCGGCCTGCCATGGTGTTTGTTACCCTCTACGAATGACGCTCGATGAGCGGCTGGCTGCCCTTACTACCATTCTCGAAACCCTCAGCGTCAACGCCGATGAATTACAGGACTTCATGCGCAAGTTCGATGATTGGCGCGACAAAAACGAACAGCGCATGCTCGAGCTCGACAGGCGCGAACGGGAGGGCCGGCATGCCATTGTCGCCGCGATGAAAGCGTACCTCGAGCGACTCGATTAGTGCTCGTCGGGCTCTGCGCCTCCGCCCATGCACTTCGCCAGATGCGCCTGAGCGTGCTTAAGGTTCTTATGAACGGCCTGCTCGGTCTCATGATCGAAGTCCGGGCCTCCGCCCTGCCCGCCGCGGGGCGTGCGGGTGCGGGTTTCGCTGATTAAGCCACCCTTGGCCGGCCGATAGGAAACTTCAAGTAATTCTCTTTTAGGCATTACTCTCTCCTTCCAAAATTGCGTATGTGTGCTGCGGATACCGCAAGAATTGATACTCCGCCCCATTGATCGAAATGCCCAGCGAGGGCGCGCGCGTGTAGACCACGACGTCGCCGGGCTTCAGCTCGAGCTCGAGCCGCGAGCCGTCCGGCATGCGATCGCCGGGCCCGACCGCGACCACCACGCCGCGGCGGATCCCCGGCCGGTCGGAGTCGGTCGCGCTCGAGGGTAGCGTGAGGCCGGCCGGCGCCTCGAGGTCCGGCAGCCGTTTTACCAGGACCTGGTTGCCGACCGGCTGCACGTGCTCGATCTCGGTCTCGACGTCGGCGTATTTAACGGGCTTCATGCAAACTGCGAGCTCGGCTTACTTTCAGACCGCCGGCGGCTTGGCGAACACCACGACCTGCACCGGCACGCAGTCGTTGATCGCGTCGATTTGCCACTGCTCGAGCGCCGGCGGCAGAGGCTGCGGGTTGTCGACCACGCACTGCACGCCGGCCGGATGCGTATCGTCCGGGTATCCCCAGATGTTATTGGGCGCAACGTTCCTGACACGGTGCGGCACGTAGCCCAAGGGCTGCTTCTTGCAGTAGGCCTCGAAGTTCTGCTCGATCTGACCGTAGCCCTGCCGCATCGCATCGTCGCGGAAGACGTAGAACGATACATCGTCCTGGATCAGGTACGCCTGCTCGATCAACTCCTCCTCGGTCGGCTTGTGCGAGCCCGGAGGCCCGCCTGGCGGCCGTTCGAACTGCGCCGTGAACGGCACTTGCTTCGGGCGCTTCACCGGCGGCTTGGGCGGCTCGGGAGGGGGCGCCTCGGCGGCCTGCTGCGGCTTCGGCGGTTCCTTCGGCGGTTCCTTCGGTTTCTCTTGCGTAGTACTCACTGGTTTGCTCCTTGGTTTGGGTTTGGTTGGTGCGGCCTGCGGCGGCTTACGCCCCGGCTTTCGTTTCAGCACGGTTCATCAATATGCGGCGATGGCGTCGAATGCGTCCCGGTAGGCCGCGCCGTGTTCGGCATAGCCCTCGTAGTCCGGGTCGTAAGCGATGCGCCAGTCCTCGAGATAAATCTCAAACGCCTCGCAGCCGTGCTCGAGCGCGAAGCGCGCGAGCGTCGGCAGGTTATTGTTCTCGCTTGCCGGCTCGGTTGCCTTCTTGGTCTGCAGGTGCGTCGGGCTGCGGCGGTAGCGCGCGAAGTTCTGCAGCCAGTTGGCGCCGGTCGGCTTGCCCGCGGCATGGTTTCGAATGTCGTCAGAGTGCAAGCCCTGCGTACCGAAGCTCCAGCCCCGCCCCGCGGCGTCGGCCGCCTCGAAATCGCAGACATGCAAGCGCGGAGGATCGCCGTAGGCGTTGCAGGCCGCATCGAGAACGACCTCGGGCTCGAAGGTATCGATATAGTCGGTTGTCTCGCTGATATAGCTTGTCCACACCTGGTCGAACTCGTCGGCGGACATATCGCCTTTGAGCGTGTAGTAGCAGGCCGGGTAGGTTTCGCCCCCGAGACCCAACCCGAAGCGGATGGAATCGATGCGCTGCACTGCGCTCCCGTAACGGGCCAGCGTCTGGCTGATGAACTTGCGGTAGTAAGTCTTGTATGCGCCCGCGTAGGGTATCGGCATGTCGCCGTAGGTGTCGCAGGTGACGTACTGGTAATCCGGTTCCTGCTTCACCCACTCGGGCGTCGAGTGGTTGGGGTTGCCGTAGTCCATGCCCCAGGTGATCAGCACGCATTTCTTGCCGGCGTCTTTCCAGGTGGTGAGCCGTTGATCGATATCCGCCCAGTTGAACCGGCCCTTCTCAGGTTCGGCTTCCGCCCACTTGGCGAACACGCAGGCGCCGGCGCAGGACGCTTGCGGCAGGACCAAGCGGTCGATGATCTCGCGCTTATCGGCCAGGTTCCCGCCGGGAAACTCAAGCACGTATGCTTTAGCCATAGCTGCGCTTTCTTAGGCACCCGGCATCGATCTGCGCCTCGCGTCCATCAGACAGTTTCCACCTTTACTAATTCGACGCAGTTACCCGGCGTGCCTAACTCCAGATTTATCGATGACATTTCAGCGACAACAGCATCAGGCTCAACAGGCCGCCCAGAATCAGCAGACCGCGCTTGTAGCCCACATGCGTTCAAAAAGCGTGGGGGGCCGAAAATGCCTAAAACGGCCCCCCACCGATCCACGGTCGAAGGTGAACGAACGAGCCTATCGTGCTAACGCAACCGTTGCCGCGATACTCCAGAAAAACAGACCGGCCGCCGTCAGGTTGCCCCGCGGCGTCGATACGCCGAGCGCTGCCAGAAGAAAGCACACGACCGCAAGGATGAGAAGTACGAACTGGAGCGTAACGATCATTTCGCCTTCTTCTTCGACTTGCCTGCTTTGCTGAGTGCGATCGCGACCGCTTGGGCCTGCGGCTTTCCGCTAGCCATTTCCGTCTTGATATTGCTGCTGATGGTCTTGCGGCTACTGCCGGATTTCAGGGGCATGTTATCTCCTACGTCCTTTACTTCGTACTCTGAGGCGCGCGCCCGTTCGGACGCAGCCACCACTCATCCACCTTGGGGCTAGGCGGATTCACTGGCAAATTCTGTGCATTACGCGCGTGCATTTCGCGTTTGAGCCTATCCACTTCCGCCGCGAGATAAGAGATAGGGGTCATAACCTGCTCGGATGGTGGCGCCTGCAAATCCAGAAGCAGCTTGACGATGTTACGCAACACCGATTCCGATGCCGTGGCGATCTCGATTGAGTGCTTGCCAGTACTCGCAACACTGTCGAGACGCTTGCTGTGCTCATCCAACCGGAGCTGGATAGAGGCGATACCGCCAAACAATGTCTGTTGGGCGGCTCGAGCGATGCCGATCAGTGCATCGAGGATGTTCAACTGAAATGTCAACTCCTCAATGCGACGCGATGTATTCGTCATAGCCTAAAACCCCATCCATGAATCCGCCCCGCGGTACCGCGGCGGCGCGTGATACTCCGGCTCCTCGGGCGCCACGGCACGCGCAAACGTGAGCGCTAGCGCGTCGGCATCGTCCGGGCTGCGCCCCAGCCGCTTCACGACCTGTTCCTTGCTCTCGATCACGAGCTTGCCGCTGGTGTTGATGTGATAGCCGGGCGTGCTCAGGTCGATAGCGAGCCGCTCGTCGCCCGCATCGATTGCGCCCCGCTGCAGCCAGTCCTTCACCTGGCGGTACATATAGGCGCGCATGTTGGCCTCGTGTTGATCCGGTGCATGGCCGCCGAAGTTGACCTCGTGGACGTTTTGGTATCCGAGCACGCGCAGCCGTTCGGCGACCGGAGCGCCGAACGCGGAGTCAATGAACATCGCCGAGATCCTGCGCTCTGCCGTGCGGTCGGCTAGCAGGTCTGCGCACTTGGTGATCAGCATCTCCCGGTCCCTGCCCTGCTCGCCCGGTATGCGTATGGGGCGGATGCTGCGCGCGTCGAGGCCGCGGCGAAACCGTATCACGTTCCATGCGGCGCCGCCTCCGCTCACGTCGACGCCGGCTATGAGGGGCTCGGTCTCGAGCGGCTGAACGGTCCTGCGCTGCGCGTCGGCGATGCGCTGCTTGTCGATGTACTGCAGCTCATTGGCCCGCGGCGGAAGCCCGAATATGCGAACCCGCGACCAGTCGCTATCTTCGCCGTAGTCCCTCAGCCACTCGTTGATGAGCTCCTTGTTGGTGAACGCACTCGCCCGGCTGTCCACCGTGCGGTGATTCCAGCGGTCGCGCTCGCGGCCGAAGCAAATCTCGTAGAACTGCCCCGTATTGCGCTCGGGCTGCCCCCACGCGAACATCATCGGCTCGCCGTCCGTCAGGCCGCCATAGGCCACTTTCCAGATGCCATCAGGCACCGTCGAGGCCTCGTCGAACAGATACCAGGACGTAGACGTGCGCGCGTGCTGGCCGGCGAAACTCTGCGCGTTCTCTTCCTTGCAGGTCTGTGCGACAATCTTCCAGTTCTCTGGGTCGGTCTTCGCATAGATGCCGCGGGCCTGAAAATCGAACCAGTGACTGGTGATGCATAACTTGGTCCACCAGGTAATCGCTGCCCAGGTGCGCTCCTCGAGCTGCGTGGCGGTGCCGGCTGTCACCGTTCCGACCGAGCCCGGCCGCGTGCTAAGGATCCATGCAGCGAGCCAGGCACCCATCGATGACTTGCCCGTGCCGTGCCCGGATGACTCGGCCATGCGGATCGGAGCGACGGGATTTTTTCCATCGAAATGTCTACTTTTGACCTCTTTGCCGAGTGACACGAGAAACTCACGCTGTAGTGCGTCTGGTCCCTTACTGTGCTCGAGCGGGCCGCCGGCCTTGCCCCACGGGTAACAGCCGATGACGAACCGGAGCGGGTCGCCGTAGAACTGCGCGACGAAGTCCGCCAGCTCAAGATCCGGTGATATTGTCGCTACTGCTGCGCTCATTCTCTTCGAGCAACCGTTTGCGGCCTTCCTTCAGTGCCTCGATGAGCGGCACGCTGAGTTCCAGCTCGACCTTGGCGTTGTCGCGGTATACGTTCGGCCGCTTCGACTTCGCATAAAACATCAGCAGGATGTCCGACTTGCGGTTGATCGTGACGGGCTTCTTAACGTACTTCTTGCCGACGCGAACCCTCTCGTAGGAAATCCTGCCCTGATAGACGACCGGCTCCTCGATTCCCTCGACCGCGCGCCGGCGGATCTCACGGTCAACCGCCTGGCATGCGTTTTCCTCGGCCTGCTCAAATGCGGCCTTGTACTCCGGATTATCGAGCCAGCGATAGTGCAAGGTGCGCTGGCTTCCAGCCTCATCGGCCGCGGCCGTAATGCTGCCGTGCAGTTCATAGGAGGTCAGGAAGTTTCGTTGTACTTTGCTGAGAGCCATTCATGATTCGAGGGCCGGCGGGCGCGCCGGTTGGGGCGCGAGGCGGCCGGCCCCTCTCCCGCGGGAGCTTTTGCTCTTTTTTAGCTGTCTACATTTGTCACACGGCGTGCCGCCGGCGCCGCCGGCGACGGCCGGCGTCTACGATGGATCCGTCATCGTTGGCACAAAAAAATATGCCAAATTGCGGGTGTCACAATATTTGTAATGACCACTTTCGGGTAGTTGCCAGAACACGGAATCAACCACATACAGCGGTAAACCACCGTGCAAAAGTCACTGTAATGACAACTATGCGGGCTCTTAACCTACCAGGCGTCCAGGCGGCGCTCTCGGGCCTGGCGCCGCTGATTGGTGAAGGCAGCATACACGAGCGTGTTCTGGATATTGCGATGTCCCAGATGGTCTTGCACGTCCTCGAGCGACTCGCCCCGGTTGAACAAATGCGTCGCGCAGCTATGCTTCAGAACGTGGGCGTGGCGCCTGTCTTCGGGCAGGTTCGCAAGTCCACCGTAATGACGCATTAGCTTGTCGATGTACTGGCGGCTCGGTCCCTGCCCCCGGTTGGTACAAAATAGCGGGCCCGGCGCCGTGCCGCGTTTGCGGATCCAGGCGTGGACGGCGAGACGCTCTGATCTGCACATGTGGTACAGGCCGCCGGTCGAGCCCTTCAGTCTCGTGATCTCGATCTTGTCGGCGGACAGGTCAACGTCCGACACCTGCAGCAGGGCGATTTCGCTTGCGCGCAGGCCACGGTGATACATCAGCCGGAATATCGCGCGATCGCGCGGCGAGTCGATGACGCGGAAAAAGCGGTCGATCTCCTGCTCACTGTAATGCTTGATTGTGGATCGCTGTCGACGTGGCATCGCCAAAAATTCTACCGTGTTGAACCTGCAAAAGCATCTCCTCAGCAGCCGCGCAGATTTCCTCGGCCGATTCTTGATAGTCCAAGCAGCGACGTTTAATCTCGGCGCAAATGTGGATGATGCTGCGGGAAATGGATTTGTCCTTGATAATCCGCACGTACCCGTCGATATTCGGTATCCGCGGCAAACCCTCATCGAGGCTGGCGAGATACGAGAACCCATCTATCGACTCGAGCTGGTCCTTCCGCATAAGCTCTTCCGCGAGGGCTACACGGTCGATATGCTCACCGCGGTCGTACAAGTCGGCCATGCGGGCAAAGATTCGTCGGTGTTTTTCGAGAAAGAAATCCTCCGGGGCGAGCACTCTGGCTGTTGAGGTATATAGCGAGTCGTCGAGCAAGATCGAACCAATTACAAGCCGCTCGGCGTCGACGTTGGCTGGCATCGGTTTTTTGAAATCGGCCATATCCGTTTATGCCATACAATCGGCGAGCACGCGCGCGAAGGTCCACACCCGCGGCGGATTCGTTGGTGTCTCGTGCCGGTGCGAATAGCGCGTGTGATCGAGAGCAGTGCCGCGGCCGGCCAGATCCGCCTCCCCTGGTTTTGTCCAGCCGGCCGCGGCCTGCAGGACGCGGACACTGCCCTTTCTTCGGATCGGTCGCGCCTGGCCGGCCTTCACCAGCTCGCGGGCGCGCTCGTCGTCGGCCCACATGAGATGCTCGCCGAGCTCGTCGACCACCGCAATGCGGCCACCATTAGACGCACTCATGCTATGAAATCGGTGAGCGGGAGTTGACGAATCCTTACGATTCGGCCGGCGTTGCCGGTTTATTTATCCTCGCCCTTCGCAGCGAGCTCGTGCGGATCCCGTCCCGCACACACGGCCTGGGTTGGGGCCGTGACACAACATTGAGCTTGATCGATGGAGGGATTTAAGAGCGGGTTTCATACCACATTACTCTCCGCTTGTTCCTCTGTCGATGGCTTTTTTCGACTACGAGATTTCGTTTCGGCCGGCGCCTCGCGCGGCACGGCCGTGATTGTCCTGTTACCGCTACGCTCGGTTTTTACAATTCCATCTGTGTCGATCGCGAGGCTGTCCAGTTTCTTCAACGGGATCTCGCAAATGGATAGGAATTCTTTGGCGCCGAGCAGTTTGAACAGCTTCGGCATGGCTACGATCGTGCGCCTGTTCGCTCGCGGGCCCACGATGAGCTGCCAGATATTGCCGGCCGCGGAGAAGGATTCATCCGCTGCTTCGCCTGCGTATCTGGATTCAATTTTTTTGCGGAGATCTTCGCGGCGGTTGAGCCAGGCCTTGGCCTCGACGTAGCGGCGCTCGAGTTCGCCGTACTCGTCGATGGTGCGCGCCCACTGGGCGGCATCGCTCGCCATGCTATCGATCCTTCAAATGCAACTGCTACTACTTTGCGAGTATTATACACGCATTCGGCGCGCGGTCGAGCAGCGCATTGCGATAGCGGAAATACAAAGTCTCGGGATTTTTTACCGGAGCGATGCTTTTCTATTTCCTGGGACGCTCCAGAGGGATACAATCGCGTTAAGCCGTCTATCGGCCCGCGCCGCTCTGGCGTCGTAATGCAGATATTCAGATGTAATTTCGCGCACACCAGCGCACCTGTAAAAGCCGCGCGTGTTCAGGTTGTGCGTGGAATCGATCGATCGCCGCCGATCTAAGTAGCGGGTCGGCGTGATCGTAGAGCATTCGGCGCGCGGTCGAGCAGCGCATTGCGATAGCGGAAATACAAAGTCTCGGGATTTTTTACCGGAGCGATGCTTTTCTATTTCCTGGGACGCTCCAGAGGG